TGATCCGCATGAACCCCCGCGTGGCCAGTGAAAACACCACCATCCCCAGCCACTTCAACGCCTACAGCGCCGGCCCGCTGGAAATCGCAGCCGGCACCACCATTACCCTTGAAGACCATTCCACCTGGAGCATTTTATGAGCAACCTGATCTTACGCAGCATCACCGGCAAGGACGGCCAACCAGTCTATTTTCCTAACGGCATCGCCATCGGTTCCGGCAATTCCGGCGGCGTCAATGATATCGGCCTTCCCGGCCAGCGCGGCTTCGGTGTTGGCATCTGTCCAGAGGCCCTGCCCACCGGCATGGTGGAGCTGTCCGGCACGCGCGATCCGGCGTCCGACAATTACGGAAATTATCAGTTTTCGGACGGTAGCATCATGGTCTGGATGCCGGCGTTTTTTTACAAGTTCGGCACCGGGGTAAACGGGCTGGCGATCAACATTGTTGACATCAAGCCGTTTTCCACCTACGCCAGCATCGCCTCCGCCACCTCAGCCGGCTATGCGTTGCACCGAGCGTTCTACGATGGCGGCGCAATCAAATCCGGCGTGTTTGTCGATAAATACCTCGCCACCAACAACGCTGGCACTGCCAGCAGCCTGCGTAACGGCAACCCGCTCAGCAGTGCCCTTGCACATAATCCGTTTAACGGCCTCACCGGCGCACCCGCAAACACGTATGCCGGCGCAATTGCAGCGGCAAAAACGCGCGGCGCGAACTTCTTCTGCAACTCGCTGTTCATTTTCAAAGCGCTGGCTTTGCTTTCCCTGGCACACGGCCAATCCAGCACCAGCACCACATTTAATGCCTGGTATTCCAGCAGCACCAGCAACTTCCCGAAGGGCTGCAACAACAACGCACTGAGCGATGCGCAGGATGCCATGCTGACATTTGTGTGGGATGGCTACGCCGCCAACAACTCATGCAAAACCGGTAGCGCCAACCTGTTCGCGCGCACCACACACAACGGGCAGAACTGTGGCGTGGCAGATCTTAATGGCTGCATGTGGGAGATCACCCCGGGCTTGACGGTAAACAATAACGATCCCGCAGTCGGCAATTTTTATGTGCTGAAAACCGCCACGGCGATGCGCAACGTGACAGGCGGCAACGCCCTGGCGACTGATCTGTGGGGCGCAACCGGCCTAGCCGCGCTGTATGACGATCTCGGCCTGATGAACAACTTCACCGGCTATGCGCTGAATTTTTCCGACCGCACATTAACGATGGGCAGCGCCAGCCAAGCGCTCAGCGCCGCCACCAGCGGCACCGCATGGCAGATGACCGGCGCGGGCGTTCCGCTAGTGGCAGGCGGGTCAAACATGTTCGGCAATGACACCCTAAACGATTTCAGCACGGCGGATTCGTGCCCGATTGCCGGCGGGACTTGGGTCGCTTCGTCCAGTGCGGGCGTTTGGGCGTTGGGCCTCAACGATGCGCGGGGCGGCTCCAACGCCACTGTTGGGTTTCGCTCGGCCTTGTACCTCTGACGGCCCGAGCGATAGCGATGGGCCTTCACGACGAAGCTAGGCTGGATAGCAAATTTACGGACTTTGCACGTCAGATGAATTTGTATCTCAATCACTTCCCGAAACACGAGAAGCACGGTCTTGCGCTGGAGATTCGGCGCGCGGCTTATGACACCTACAGCTTCATCGTGGAGGCGCAAAAGCGCTATCACAAAAAAACCGCAATAACCAACCTCGATGTACGCCACGAGCAGCTGCGCATGCTGCTGCGCTTGGCGCATGCGCTCGGTTATTTTGAGTTCAAGGATGGACACCACCACCCCGAGAAAGACGGCGAACACCGCTACTTAGTTATCTCGCGGATGGTGGACGAGTTAGGGCGCATGATCGGCGGCTGGGTAGTTGCTGATCGTGCGCTAGACAAACGGGAAGCGTCTTAACATGTGCCCGATTGCCGGCGGGAATTGGAACAATTCGTCCAGTGCGGGCGTTTGGGCGTTGAACCTCAACAATGCGCAGGGCAACTCCAACGACAATGTTGGGTTTCGCTCGGACTCGGCTTCACCTCACGGATCGAAAGATCGAAGTGGAACCAAGGGAGACGCTTTCCGGCGCGAGGCTTTTGCCTCGGCTAAATCGGTTTGCATGGGCCTTTCTAGTAGGTTTGATTCTGTCATTCTCGAAAGTCTGGCCCCATGAAACGCGCTGGCTATTTATTCGAGCGCACGTTTACACCGGCGTCTTTGTTGGCGGCATTCCATGCCGCCGCACGCCACAAGCGCGGTAAACGCGCCTGCTTTCAATTCGAAAAGCACTTGGCACACAACCTGGACGCACTGCACGCCGAATTGCACGGCGGCACATATCGCCCCGGCCCCTACTACAGCTTCACCGTTTACGAACCAAAAACGCGGCAGATATACGCACCTGCTTTCCGCGACCTAGTGGTGCAACATGCCATCTACGCCGAGATCTACCCGATATTCAACAGGGGCTTCATTGACCAATCGTTCGCCTGCCGAGTCGGGCGAGGCACGCACAAGGCCGCTGATTATGCGCAGGAGGCAATGCAGGTTTGTGCGCCGGACAGCTACACGCTCAAGCTCGATATCCGCAAATTTTTCTATCGCATCGACCGCGATATTCTGCGCACATTGATTGAGCGCAAGATTAAAGATCGCCGCTTCGTTGATCTGATGATGGCCTTTGCAGACCACGGCGAACCAGTCGGCATCCCCATCGGCAATCTACTCAGCCAGATTTACGCACTGCTTTACCTAGACCCGCTCGACCACTTCATTGTGCGCGAAATCAAGCCGCTGCGTTACTGCCGTTATGTTGATGATTTTGTGCTTTTCGGCCTGACTCGCGCGAACGCCGTGACCGCACGAGAGCGGGTGATAGTGTTCTTGGCCGGCCTGCGCCTCACGCTATCACGCTCAACCCTGGCCCGCGTCACACGCGGCATCAACTTCGTCGGCTACCGCACCTGGGCCAGCAAGCGCTTCATCCGCCGGCACAGCCTTTACACACTAAGAGCCGCCGCCAAACGCGGGAGGCTCGATAGCGTGATCAGTGTTTTGGGCCACGCACGCAAAACCCACTCTTTGCAGCACCTGCTGCGCTACCTGAAAGGAAATCACCATGCCCTCTATCGTCTCCTACCGAAAGTTTATCAACGCCCAGGTTACTCGTGAACTTGCCGCGCCTGATGGCGCGACCGAACTCGCCACCTTGGCGGATGGCACCACATACGTTTGCCTGCCCGAAGCCGGCGCCCTGCCAGTCGCGCAGCACGCCGAAATCGTAGACAGCATCGCCAGCGTGACGCCGGATGCCACCCTGCGCGCTCAAATCATTGCCGCCAGCCCGCATTGTCGGTTGATTGATGAGCGCATGCGCACCATGATCCGCGACGCCTATCCATTGGAGGATGAACTTAAGTTCGCCCGCATCGGTGTTGGCGCGGCGATGGGGGTGTATCAACCCACTAGCGATGAAGTGCAGGCCATGACCGTGTTCGGCGAATTTGTCGAAGGCGTGCGGCAATGGGGGCGGGATCAACGCACTTCGCTTGGGTTGTGATGATCCACCCGCTGACTTTTTACGTTAACCAACACCAGACCGCAGAAGAACTTATCGCACTACTACCCTTAATCCAATGGCTTGATTCGCAGCAAAACTGTTAAGACCTTGCACAAAACCGCGCCGGCTATGGGCGCGTGCCTGTTTTGCGCGTTTATTGTGTGCTGTGTTGTATGTTTAAGCTGTTGATTTGATTATTAAAGTGTACGTTTTTATGTATATTTGAGTGCTAATCTTACTAACTCCTGTCAAACCCGCATGGATATTGGCTTTGCGGGGAGTGTTTATTATTTGCTCGTTATTCGCACACTATAAGCTAGCCTGTTTTCATAATGATTTTAGTCCACTCAGACCCGCGAACATCCCGATAAACGGCAGTCGTTGCTGCGTCCTTGTGACCGGCCAGCGCCTGGGCGAATTCGGCGCCGGCCTGATCGGTCCATAACCTGATCGAGAGTGAGCGCATTTCGTGGAAGGTCGGCGGTTCGATGCCCTCAGGCCAGAAGCGCGGCACGGAATCGCGCGCCTTGGCGAATCCCTTTGTCAGCCGGTTGAGCGATAGCGCATCACCTGGTGCTACTCTGGATTGATGCCGTATCTGATGCAGTAGCCAGGGTGAAACCACGGCATCGCGGCATTTCGCCACCACATCGGATAGCGTCAGATCGAGCGAGTCAAGGCGCAGATCGAGCGGGATGGCGAGTTGTGCGCCTGTCTTGCCTTGTCGCACGTAGAGCGTGCCGGACTCGATCCATGCCGATGCGTCGGCACGCTTGCGGAACTGCATCGCGGCCAGGTCTTCGCGCCTTTGGCCGGTAATGATGGCAAGTTCCATGGCGCGTTGCAGCCACGGGTCATGCTTGGCGGCAGCGGCATAGATGACGCGGAATCCGTCGAGCGTCAGGCGGGCGCGTTTGACGCCGGCCGGGACGCTGCGTAGCACCATGATGGGGTTGGTGGTTGCCCATCCCTGGGCGATGGCTTCGCGCCACACGTCCTGGACGTAGCTTTTCCAGTTCACCGCCGCGCCGTGTTTGCCGGCTTCGATCATGCCGTCGATCCAGTCCGCCCAGATGCGCGGCGCGGCGAGTTCGGCCAGTGTTCGCCGCCCGAATTTGGCCTCAAGTGCGCTGCGCTTCCAGTTTAATTGCCGTTGGGTTGTTGCGGCCAGGTTGCGTCTGGATTGAATCTTGGCGTATTCGCTGAGCCAGTCCGCCAGCGTGGCGCCGGTGCTGGCTTGAATCTTTGCGAGGATGTCTGTCTGTGCTTGTTCGGCCTCAACGTATTGGTTGGCCTCGATGGCCTGCTTGATCGCGTCCTTGCGCGGCACGCGGCCCACTGCGATGGCTTTCCCAATCAGGCGGTTGACGTAAACAAAGTACCCCGGCCGCTGTTCATAGAGGTTTGCGGGTAGATCATCGCTGGTTGTTTTGCGCGGCCTGCTCACGGACATGATCTAGGATGCTCTTGGGTTGGTCAGTTTGCTTCCGATACATCGCCGTTGGCAACACGTAGATTTTCGCGCCGGCGCGGATCGGTTCCGGGTAGATGCGCCCCTGGCTGACCCAGCGCCGTGCGGTGCTGATGTGCGGCGGCGGGTCGAAGTTGTCGGCCAGCCAGCGGCTTAGTTCGATGTGTTTGGCCATGTGACGTAAAACTCTGTAAATACGCGGTTACGCGTCAAAAGTGACGTGTCTCATGCGTTAGAGCGCATGAGCCGCCTGCACTCTTTGCAAGACACGTCATCCGGCTCAAGGCCAGCATTCGACTCAAGGAACCACATCTCGTTAAGCTCCTTTCCGCAGAATGTCGCGTTGTTGTCGGCGGCGTGCAGCGTATCGTGCCGTTCGTGGCCGGTTTTCTTCTTGCAGCGCCGTGCGTAATTCAATAGTTCCATGTCTTGTTCTCCGTAGTTACCAGCGCTCTAACCCGGCAGTCCACGCGGACGCCTTCGGCGCCGGTGACTTCTGCGTTAGCCGTCAATTCCGCCAGTGCTACGCGGTGGATTCGTGTCGCCCACCAGTCAGGGTCGCCAATCACAGTACCTTCCGGCATCTCTCGGCGCAGCCATGCGTGCAGTCCCTCGCCGCTTGCCGTCCTACCAGCGTCGACGTTTAACAGGTGCTGGTTTGCCACGACAAAAGCCTCCTGCACTGCCTTGTCAGCCAGCACAACCCGCGCATACCCTTCAATGGCATCCAGCATTTCAAAGGTGTGGTACCCGCCAATCAGCCCGCATTTCTTGGCAATCTCAAGCAGGTGGTTTCTGCTTATTCCTTCTGGTGCATTCGTGTGCATTTCTGTCTCCGTTGTTCTCGCCGGCTAACCCGGCGCTCAAGCGGGATCGTCCGCAAGCGGCCGGCCCCTTAGCTCTGCGTTATGCGTCAGGCCGCCGGTCAGTTCCAGAAACCGCCTGTCGTCCTCTGCCGTCATCCCATCTGCGAAAGTCGGCGCTGGCGAGACGGCGGGTTCTTCGTCGTAAATCGGTTTCCCGCAGCTATCGCACTGGTTCCAGTCCGTTTCCTCAATGCTGTGGCCCGTGGTGCAGTTGCAAAACGGTTCGTCGCCTTCTTCGTCTTCCTGCATCATCAGCCACTCTTCGTCATAGTCCTCCGGTGGCGGCTGTGCGCCTATTGCGCTTGGCCCCATCTCAACGGCCTCCTTCTGTAATTAAATCTATTGTCTTTGCAACGTCATCACACCAGTCACCGACATTTAATTCCTTGCCGGTGTCAAGCACGATGCACGTCCCGTGATTTCCGTTGTAGTCGATTGGGTAGAAGTGAGTGATTCGCTCGGCTATTAGCGTCACTCCGCGACTGCCAACACCATAACCTTTGAATGTGATCGGCGTCATATTGGCTCCCATTGTTTTGGTGCTTTCGGTAGCGGCATCCAATGCGTCGGTACGCTAGAGTAATTCCGCTTCACCCTCTCAATATGCCGATGGTTGAGCATCAAACTAATCCAAGGGTTGTCTGGCTGAAACCCGCTTTGGAACGTCGGGGTGTAACACGCAACCCAAACACCGTCTTCGTTGCCAACCATCAAATACCTGCCGTCTTTAGGGGCCGTGTCGATTTGCTGCCACTTGTCGAACTTCACTGCTTGCAGCGCCCACCTCTTCGCGTCAGCCTTGTGGTATTCCACTTCGTCGCGCAGTCGGTGAATCTCTGCCGCGCACTCGCCGTGCGGGTCGCCATCAGGTTGTTCATCAAACATCTCTCATCCTTTCATCAAATACGCATAACACGTCGCTCAACGCGGACGCAGGCGATAAACCCGCCTGCGCCGGTGACTTTTGCGTTAGCAGGCAAAAGCATGTCGCCCTGCACCGCCGTCTCGCCAGCGCCGACTTTTCAAAAAAACTGCTAACACGTCGCTCAACACGGACTGGCGATAATGCCGCCAGCCGGTTAGCTAGGCGTTAGAACCCCGCAAAACCGTCTTGAGCCTTTGTCCATTTCTCACGCTCAGCCTTCGCCCATTTGTCTGCCTCTTCTTTGCTACTTGCGATGCGCGCTTTCCAGACATCCATGCGCGTCAGCGTGTCGCTTTCAGCGTCATAGTGGTAATCCGCGCCGTTGAATTTGCAGCCACCGTAGTGGCGCGCAATGCTCAACTGGGTCTGGCTTACGTGGTAAATGCGTTCGGGACGTTCATTCATACGCTCAACTCCATCTGATATGGCGGCACTTCGCCTTTGAATGGCTGATACCAGTCTGCCGGGACAAGCCGCGTGCTGTTCAGCCATGAGTCATGCGGTTCTGGTTTTCCGCTCAGCAGTCGGATCGCGCGGGCGCTTATCAATATCGTTCCACCTGGTTGCATCGGTCCGATGTCGACGACCTTCCACACGTAGCCTCGGCCTTCGCAATGGCCGAGTGCATTCATGAGCAGATCACCCGGGCGGTACTTCATAGCGTGGCGCGCAGCTCGTCGACGCTGCCGCCCATCTCCAACCAGTGGCGCACCCAGCCCGGTTTCATGCCTTTGCCTGTCCAGGTCATGACGTGACCGGATTTGTTCATCAGGCAGTAAAACGGCATGCCTGGCTTCACCAATCCACGTTCGCGCAACCGCCGCTGATTGTCAGCAGGCAGGAACGGAAGTGCGCGTTGGCCGGGGATGTACTCCCGGTGATCCAGTTGCAGTTCAAGCTGTGACGACATCGCTTGCTCTACGATCATTCCAAAAGCTGATCGCCTCCATCACTGTGCCAACGATTGGGCCAATTGCACGGCACTCCGGGCAATCGATAGCAAACTCACCGATACCGACCTCATCGATCTCGACTTCTTCGTTGCCACAGAACGGGCAGGGTTTGATGGTAATCATGCCGCTTGCTTCCATTCCACCGAGCGCGCCGCTTCGCCGAAAATACGCACCACCACCGCGCGGGCGGCGTGGCCCTGGTCTATGCGCGCCATCGCCACAGCCTGGGCGATGCGGACATCGCAACCGGCGGCGAGTTCTTCGATTTCGGTCAGGTCGGCGCTGTCGATCAGCAGCAGCGCCAGGCGGCCGGGCTGAACTGTTTCCGGGTTGGAAACTGTTGATTGAGCAGGCACATCGGCCAAATACGCTTTGATGCAGGGGATGAGTTCATCCCGATGCTCAACATCAAGCAGTTCTTCCAGATCGGCCAGCAGATCGCCGGCAATGCGGTTGTATGCCAGCGCCTCGCTCAACGAGGCTTCCAAATCCTCTACCCGGCCGGAAAGCGTTGCGTTTGCCATGGCCAGCAGCTTGGCATCGGGTTCAGGCATCGCTTCTTCGCGCGCCTCCCGTTCGCTATTTGCCGGTTTTTCATCTTGGGGTGCAGCTGGGGATTGTTTCGTGACCGCCGCACTCATCACATGCGCGCCGACCTGCTTATCCCGATCCCCTCCGGCAGCAGAAACATCCTCATCCCAATCCGCCGCTTGATTCGGCGTCATGTAATGCGATGCGCCATCGTGTTTTTTGACGATCACATCCCCCTTGCGCACCAGCGTTTCCAGCAGCCCCGGCACGTTCTTCGCCGGAATATTGGCGCCGGTGGCGCGTGCTTTTTCCGCCAATGCTGCCCCGGCAATGGGGCCATGCAGCAAGATGAGGCGGTTCAATAAACTGTTTTTCGGTTCTGATGACATGCTGATTTCCTCTATGGATGGTGCGGTGATGGGTTTCAGGCCGGTTGGCCAGTAGACGTTCTGCGTCACGCCTTCGCGGGTGTGGCGCATGTGGCTGATCAGACGCGCATCGATCAACTGTTCCAGCGCGTCGTGCACGGCATCCGGCGGCGTGGTGCGGTTAAACGCCCCCAGAATGGCGGACTGGGCAATCGGGCGCAGGCTGCTGTGCGGCTGGATGCGCGCATAAACTTCAGCCGCCAACGGGTTGATGTCGCTGTAGCGGCTCATGCGGCCGCCCTTTCTGCCAGCGGCGCGTTGGCCATGCCCAGCTTCTCCGGCGTTTGGTCATTGATGCGGCCGACAAAATCCACCGCATAACTCAGCATGCCGGAGTTCACGCGCATCAGCAGCGCATCGGACAGCGTCACCGCGCGGCGGATGCAGAGCATTTCCGGGCCGCTGAAGCCCCATTTGTCGGTAGACAGGTAACGCCGATCTGCGCTCACCAGGGCGTATTTGGCCGCGTCGATTGCGTCGCGTGTTTCCTGCGCCGCGCCGACCATGCGGTTAGCGCAGACACCGACGATGTTCAGATATGCCGCCAGCGTGTGACGGTGGTAAATGCTACCCGCGCCCAATTCAATGGCGTCGAGGGCGATGTGCGCCGGCAGGACGATGGCGTCGCGTTGCTGGCGTAGCAGCAGCGTGCCGGGGATGTAGCGGCGGCGGGTGGTGTGCTTTTTCATGGCCGCGCGCCGGTGAGTTTGCCGACGATCTTGCCGGCGATCTGCGATTGATGGCTACCGGGTCGCACCCGCTCGCCGTCGATGTAGATACAGGTCGAGCGGCCGCGATTCAGCACCGCGCTGGTGATCTCCACGCCGTAAATCTCGCGCATCGATTTGCGCCGGCGTGCTGCCCGTTGCGCCGGCGTTTCGGCCGCCGGACGGGGCCGGTTCTTGCCTGGGCCAATGGCGTAGATGGGACTTGGCTCGCCGCGCCCATTGATCCGCCAGGCCGTGATATGCACCACGCCAGACGCAAGTAAAACCCGCTTGGTCAGCGCATGCGCATAACCGCGCTGGATGTACAGCGCATCCGCCATTTCCACCGCCGTGGCCGGGCCTTTGCAGGCCAGATGCTCAAGCATGCGCAGACAGGCCGGCGAGGTATGCCAGCGGATGGTTTCGGTGCCGGTGCGGTAGAGGCTCATGCGGCCCCCATCAACCGCCAAACGCGGCGCGGAATCGGGGCAGTCAAGTCCGGGCGGTACAGGTTCAACTGCCAGGCGCGGTACAAAACCCCCTTGAACACCAGCAGGTTTGCGCGGTTCATAAGGTGTCCTCCCAGCGCTGATAGTGCTGCTTAGGGTGCGGTTTGCGCGGTGGACGGTCGGTCGGCGGGGCAAGAAACAAGGCGATGTAGACCAGGCCAATCAGGCAAGCCAGCGCCACACTGATGGCGATGAGGCTGGCGTGTTCCATTACGCCGCCTCCGGGGTATTGGCCAACGAATTTGCCAACACGCGGCGCAGGCGCACCACGGTGGCGGATTCGCGGGCATTGCGGGCCGGGCGCACGGTCAAGGCGCGGTTGCCTGCAACCAGAATGCCGCCAGTCTGGCGCGCGATTTGTCCAGCCAGGGCAATGGCGTCCTGACCGTGGCGGAATAGCTGGGTTGGGATGTGGATGGTCATGCTGCCTCCAACTCATTCAAAAGCTGGATAAGTTCGGGCGGCGCCGGCAGCACCTCCACATCATTCAGGCGGATGATGTCCCGGTTACTGGTCAGGGCAACGCCCTGTTTTTCCCAGATATACAGAATTCGATGAACAGCGCTTTTGCTTTGTCCAAACTGGCGGTAAAAGACGCTGTCTCCAACTTTGAGTGTGTTTGCCATGACTGATGACTCCAATAAAATTGATGAACTGATTGCGGCCGTCAACAATCTGGCCGAACTACAAACAACGCATCTGGGCAATATTGCTGATGCGCTCAACCGGATCGGCACCCATCTGCAGTACCTGGGCACGGGCGATAAACACACGCCAGGCGCGGTGGAACACTTGGCCATCACCATCGAGCAAGCGGTTGGCCGCATCATTGCCGCGCTGCCGGACGAGTAACCCCGGTTTCATGCGGCCTCCTGCAGGATGTGAATGGTCATGCCGGACTCCTGATCGATGATTTAAGCCGGTAGTCACCGCCGAAGCGGCTGGAAACCACGGCGGTGTTGTGCCACGGGGCGGGGTGCTTTTTGCCGTAGTGGTGCAGCAAGCCTTTGAGCAGTACGGCGCTGATTTTTTGCGTGTTGGTCATGTTCGACTCCCCTCTCCGCGCGGCACCATGCCGCGCCTGCCTGTCGGTTACTCGGCTGTTTGTGAAGTGCGCCCGCTCGGGGTGGCCAGCCTTTGGCCTGCTCCCGGCCGTCCTGCGGGCCTGTCAGCGGGTGTGGGTGCTGCCGGTCGCTGAGGGTGTCCGCTGGGGGCGGGGAGTGATTGCATTAAAGCACGCTTCACAATAAACGTCAACAAAGCTTTACTTTTTAGGCGCAATCGCGCCGTGGCCGGTTGGCGTTTCCGGTTTATCGCAGTTTGCTATTTATCGCGGTTTGCGATAAATTGAGGGTATGCACATCATCACCCACAGCCGCATCCTCCAGGCGCAGGCGGCGCACCCGGATAGCACAACAGCGCTGGAGCAGTGGTACAGGCAGACCAAGCGGGCCGCCTGGCGCAACTTCGCTGAAGTCAAGGCGATGTTCCCGGCGGTGGACAAGGTGGGCGACAAGTACGTGTTCGATGTGGGGGGCAACAAGCTGCGGCTGATCGCCGCCATTCACTTCAACGCGGGCAAGGTGTTCATTCGCGCCGTGCTCACGCACAAGGATTACGACAAAGGAGCCTGGAAATGACCGCTCGGTTGAATGATGCGCTGCTGCATTGGGGGTATGTGGCGCCGTTGCTGACCCCGCCGCGCAATGATGCGGAATACACCGCACTGGTGGAATCGCTGGACGCCATTCTGGACGCAGGCGGCGCAGATGAAGCGCATCCGCTGGCCGGGTTGGCGGTGATGGTGGGGGATTTGGTCTCCGGCTATGAGACCGCGCATTACCCCATGCCGGATGCCGCCACGCCGGAAATGGCGCTGGCGTTTCTGATGGATGTGCACGGCCTGAAGCAGTCCGACCTGCCCGAGCTGGGCGGCCAGTCTGTGGTGTCGGAGATTCTGCGCGGCAAGCGGCAGATCAACCTGCGCCAGGCCAAAGCGCTGGCGGCGCGCTTTGGCGTGGGGCTGGAAGTGTTTGCCTGAGCAGGTCAGGCCGTTGGAATGGCGATCAGTCCGGCTTTGCAGCCCTGTATAAAAGCACCAGTCGCGTGCTATACCAAGCAACGGAAAGCACTTGAATCATCATCATGACCACCAGGAAGGAAACAAGGATGACGCCTGATTTATCCAGCCCTGACGGCAAAACCCACAGCAGCCATGCCAACAACAGCAGCACAGTCACTTCACGCATCAGCTTCAGAATCAGACTCTTTTTTGAGGGTTGCATTGTCGCTGCCATCTGGATTGCTCTGGACATGATGATTTTCGAAAAAAGCTTTATCGCGTCATACAGCATGGCGCTGATGATCCCGGTGACGATGGCCACCATCGCGCCTTCCATCATGCGGCGCGTATAACTTTCGCCATATTTACCCCGGCGGGTTGAGGCGATAGCCTGCCCGCGTGCGCCAGTCCGCGAGTGAAATTACCGGGCATGGTTTGCGTTGGCGCGGGGATATTGCTCAACCAACTGGCTGGCCACGCCCACCAGGCGGGCGAGGCCGGTGCGGTCCATGCGCTGCACGAGGGCGAGCAGTTCGGCCGTGAGCGGGTCCGGCGGCGGTGTTAGGGTGGCGACGTTGGCGGGCGGGTTGGGCTGGGTAATTTTTGCAATGAACATTTCCCCATCGCCGTTCATTACCCAGTCTTGATTTACGTCGCGTGATTTTCTGAGTGCATTCAAGGCATCGCGTTCTGGGGTGGATAGTCCCCGCTCCCATTGAGATACGGCCGACTTAGACAGCCCGCCAGCCCATACACCAATCTGGGATTGTGAAACGCCAAAGTGGGCACGTAGTGCCCGCAGCCGATCTGCGATAGTTTCCATCGCGTAAAGATTACTTGCCGTAAAGAGAAGTCGTGTTGACTCTTTAGTTAAAGCAGGCTTTACTATCGGCATGAAAGTTAATGCCCTCATATCAAAATTCGGCAGCGCAGCGAATTTGGCACGGATAGCAGGTGTATCCCGCCAGGCGGTGTCCCAGTGGGATGACGACCTCCCCGCCGACCGCGTGCTGTCCGTGTCGCGCGCGACTGCCTGGCAGGTGACGCCGCATCAGCTCCGCCCAGACATCTACCCCAACCCCACCGACGGCCTGCCGCCCGACGTGGCTGCGCAACAAAAGGCGGCCGCATGATCAATCTGCCCGAAAAGGTGAAGGTCGGCCTCATTTACGAGGGCCTGACGTTCGAGCTTCGCGTTGCCGCTTTGCCGCGAGGTTGTGAAATTCTGTTTCCAGACTTAACAGCCGCTGATGAAGTTTTCTCAGCGGCATGTCTTCCAGCGGAGGCGGTTCAGGCAGCAGCTTCCGCGCTTGATGCAGCAGTTGCGCAATTTCGAACAGCGTTTCAGGCGTCATTGTCGAATGTCCTTATCAAACATCTGGATATGCCAGGTGAGCATGACCAGGTGCTGCGCGGCACCCAGCGTAACGATCAACAAAAGGAAGCGGCATGAGCGAGCCTGTCCTGTACCCCAAAACCCTGGTTTTCCACCAGGATGGCGTGCTGGTGGAGGCGAATTCAAACATCACCACCTTCTGGCTGGCGCTGTCACCCCGGGCGGGGTGGGTGCGGTTCGAGCTCATAGCGGGAGCCCAAGGTGTCTTCCTACCTGTTGAAGTGCGCCCGGGGCATTTGCCAACCCCCAGTCCAGTAGTTTTGTTACCAGGTGTTTTGTGGACTCGGCAGGGAGTGCCTGCAGTGCCTGAAGCCATAGCCCTTTATCAGCAGGCGGCAAGTCTGATTGCTCAATCTTGTCCGCCAGCAGCGCCTTCAGGGTGTCTTCATGAATCTTGATTGTGACTACGCCCAAGATCGCGGACAGGCCGCCGTCGTCAGCCAGGAAGTCCATGCCCTGGGCAGTGATGCGGCCACCAATGACGACCGGCGGCGCGCCAATGTTTTCGGCAATCAGTGCTTCAATCAGGCCGTGTTGATGCAGATACCAGGCGTTAAGCGTGAGCGGATCGCCTGCAACACGCTCACCAGTCAGGTTGATCTGTTGCGGGCAGGCGGCGGCCAACTGTTCAAGAATTTCAAGCTGCATGGTGCGGTCCAGCTTCATGGGGGTCTCCTGTGACAGAACACGAGTCGATGGCACGCGTAATTGAATCTGCACTTTTGCGCGTTTTTGCGGCCGCCGTGGCGGCTTCTGAGGCTACCGACCCGTCAGGTATTGAGACAGTAAGGCGCGCGCAATCGGGTCGAGTTGGTTCGGGTCTTCGATCAGTGCATAAAGACCGTCCAGCCGCTGGTTCGCCAGGTCCGGAGGCAAGCTCTTGATCATGCCAAGCAACTTTCCCGCAAGTACGCCAACCGGTATGGCGGTGCGTTCTATGGCAATGCGTATGGATTCTTTCCGGGTCGGCGCGCGCAGTGCCTCCAATGCAATGGCGTCGATTTCCGATTTGAAGGTGTTCATGGGGGTCTCCGGTGAATAGTCTGGTTGGGTGGAACCACCATTCTGTCACGGGTAAGCACCCCCGCCCGTCTCCCTTGCCGCGCGCTGCCACGCACGCGGCTTTGACCTGGCGCAGTCCTGCGCCGGGTCTTTTTTCTTCATCCCTGCTGGCAGGCCAGGACAAGCCCGCTACTCCTAAGCTCCCTCTATCAAGCCGCATCGGCTCCCCGGCCTCCGTGCCGGGGCTTCTTTCCTGAGCGAAAGGCATGTCAAAGTTGTTATCCGAAACCACTATCAAGCTCGATACCGAGCTACTCCGTGCGGCCACTGCCGTCGCGGAAGCGGAAGGCGTTTCCCGCTCTGAGTACATCCGCGATCTGATCATTGTCGATATCCAGAAAAGGCGCAGAAAACACGCGCTGATGAGTTCTGTTTTCGGCGATGCGGGGTCGCTTGGCAATGAGTTATCGGGTATCGCCGGGAGTGGTGATGAGTGATCGTGGCGATCTGATCGACCGTGCCAACGACAAGGCACAAGCCGGCGTCGATGCCGCTGAAGCAGAAATCCGCTACCAGGCCGGCCGCATCCCAGCTGGTGAACCCGGTTACTGCATTCACTGCGGCAAGTACAGCGTGCGCCTGGTCGGCTGCGCCTGTGCGCCATGCCGTGACTTTTACAAGCTGCCATGATGGAAAACGCTGAAATGCTTGAATTGCATCCGCTTTGCACTTTGTTTCCGCGTATGGTCGGCGATGAATATGCCGCACTGGTGGCGGATATTGCGGCGCATGGTCTGCGCCAGCCGATCACGCTGTTTGATGGCATGGTGCTGGATGGCGGTAATCGCTATCGCGCTTGCTTGGATGCCGGTGTTCCGCCGCGCATTGTCGAGTTCGTTGGCTCTTCACCAGTGGCGTTTGTACTGTCCAACAATCTGCATCGGCGGCATTTGTCGCCCGGCCAGCAGGCGGCAATTGTAGCGAGTGCTCAGGATTGGGGTTTGGCACAAACAGTCGGCAAACCCAAATCCGGTAATCTTACCGGATTAGAAACGGTGGCTAACAGGCAAGCGCAGTCTGGCGCAAGCGACAAGACTCAGCGAGACGCTGACAAAGTAGCAAAGGCATCGCCTGAACTGGCGCGCAAAGTTGCCCATGGCGAAATCAGCCTGCCCGATGCCGTTGAGCAAATCACCGGCAAGCGCCCAGGTGCAAAGGCCAAGCCGGCGGAAGTCGAAGCCGCGCTGCCAGCCGACGACAACCACGTCGATTTGCTCCCTGATCTGATGCACGCGGAAGGCGAGATCAAGCGTCTGTCCGAGATCGTCGCCAGTCTGGAAGCGACCGATTCAGCGAAGACGATTATCGATCTGCATGAACGTATCGCCGGGCTTGAGGGCCGGTTGCGGCAGGAAAGCAACGCCAAAAACGAGTATTTCAAACAGGCGCAGTATTGGCAAAAGCGGCATGACCGGGCGGAAAAACGCGCTCTGGCGGCGGAAGCGTTGTTGGCCGAAGTGTCTGGTGCGGAGGCGGCATGATCCAGTTGCGCGATTACCAGTCCGCCAGCGTCGAGCAGTTGCGCGACAACATCCGGCGCGGTGTGAAGAATCAGATTCTTTCCGCCTCAACTGGCGCTGGTAAGACGGTGGTGGCGGCGTATCTGTTGAGCGAGACGAAGGCCAAGGGCAAGCGCGCGGTGTTCGTCGCCAATCGCATCGCGTTGATCAACCAGACCTCTGACATGCTGGACAAGTACGGCATTGAGCATGGCGTGATTCAAAGCAGCCATCCGCGCTTTCAGCCGTGGCAGAAAATCCAGATCGCCAGCTCGCAGACCTTGGCGCGGCGGCAATGGCCGGAAGCGGATCTGATCATCGTAGACGAAGCGCATGGCCTGGATAAAACGACACTCGACCGCATTCAGGCGCGGGATTGTGTGGTGATTGGTCTGACTGCGACGCCCTTCACCAAGGGAATGGGCAAACACTACGACGCGATTGTGTCGGTGACCACGACCAACAAGCTGATTGATGACGGTCATCTGGTTCCATTTCGCGTGTTTGCGGCTTCTGAGCCGGACATGACCGGCGCCAAGGTGGTGGCGGGCGAGTGGACCGACAACGAGGCGGCGGAACGCGCGCTGCCGATCGTCGGCGATTGTGTGGCGGAATACCTGAAACATGGTCTGAACAAGAAGTTCGTTGCCTTTGGCTGCAACGTGGCGCACTGCGAGGAGCTGCAACGCCAGTTCATGGCGGCCGGCGTGCAGACAGAGTTGTACACCTATCGCACCGATGACGATGCGCGCACGGCGATGGTGGAGGAATTCCGCAAACCGGATTCGTTCATTCGCGGTCTGATCAGTGTGTCGGCATTGAGCAAGGGCTTCGACGTGCCGGATGTGGAGTGCATCATCATGGCGCGTCCGCTGAAGTCGTCACTGGCGGAACACATTCAGATTCTTGGCCGTGGCCTGCGTCCGCATCCGGGCAAGAAGGATTGTCTGGTTCTGGACCATGCCGGTAACACGGTGCGATTCTGGGATGCGATGCACGAGTTCTTTGAAGTCGGCGCTGTCGAGCTGGATGATGGCAAGAAGAAAGAAAAAGCGAAAGCGAAGAAGAAGGAACGCGAGTCGGTGAAGTGTCCGCAGTGCAAATGCGTGCATGCCGCTGCGCCTTCCTGCCCGGAATGCGGTCACGTTTACCCGAAGAAGCAAAGCCAGATCATGCACGCCGATGGCGAACTGAGTGAAATCGGCGCGGCGGCGGCAAAGCGGGAAGACAAGCAACGGCTGTATTCGCAATTGCTCTGGCTGGCCGCCGAGCGGGGTTACAGCCCAGGCTGGGCGGGCCACAAGTACAAGGAAAAGTTTGGCGTCTGGCCGCGCGGTTTGCGCGATGAGCCGGAAATGCCGTCGCCTGCGCTGCTGAACTGGGTGCGCTCGCGCAATATCGCGTATGCCAAGAGCCGGAAGGCGGCGTGATGGACTTTCGTTCCTTCCTGCACAGCATTGGCCTTGAGCCGCGCTCAATTGAGCCGGGCAAGTGGCAACGCTGCCCTACGGTGAATCACCCAAAGAAGAAGAACGGTTCGTTCAAGCTGGCTGATGATGGTCTGGTGGGATGGGCGATGGATTACGCGCTGCATTCTGAGTTGATCACCTGGCGGCCGGATGCGCAGATCGATGCGCCGAAGATTGATTATGCCGAGATCGCCCGCCGCAAGCGCGAACAAGCCGCCGCTGCGCAGGCTGCCACCTATGCCGCCACGGCGCATTACCGCGCCGCTGAGTTGTTGCATGGCTCACACCCCTATCTGCGCGCCAAGGGCTTGAAAGTGGCCGGTTGCGGTGGCTTGCGGGTGGATTCTGAAGGCTGGTTGATTATCCCGATGCTGCTGGGCGGCAAGATCAGCAGCATCCAGCGCATTTCGCCAGAAGGGGATAAGCGTTTCTGGCCGGGTGCGCCGGTGGCGGGTGCAACCTATCTGATCGGCGATTCCGATGTGTTCACCGTGGTCTGCGAGGGCTTTGCCACCGGCCTGACGTTGTTTCAGGCGATGCCACATGCGCGCGTGATTGTGGCGTTTAACGCCGGCAATCTGATGCATGCGGTGGATTACCTGGATCGCAACGGTCTGGCGGTGATCGCTGCCGACAACGACCACGAAACCGCCAAGCGGGTGGGGTTTAACCCCGGCATCGAAAAGGCGACAGAGGCCGCGCAGAAGGTCGGCATCGGCATTGCATACCCATCATGCCAAGGCAGTGATTGGGACGATTACCGGCAGGAAAGGGCGGCTGCATTGGCCGATATTGAGGATTCGCGCTTCCGTTCTACCTACCAACGAATTGATTTGAAGATTGCCCACGAAATATCGATGGCAGTCAAGCGGGAGGCGAAGCGCCCAACTGTTTAGCACGATGGCGGCGCGGACCCAGCTTTGCCGCGCCATAGAGTTCCCAGCCAGCAGGGATGCCAGGCAGTACAGCAACACCAGGAGCAGGGTTAACCGGCGCGGGGGTGAAGTTGGCAGGGCCGTAACGCGGGTTTCAGCGGCAGGCGTGGTGGTGTCCCTGACGGGGCGGGTAGAGCGCGAAACGGGGGCCGCAGGTGGCCCGATAGTCTGCCCTTGTGTGTGTCCAGCCTGATGGAATGCACACGGCCAAAGCGATGGGCCGGCTCCGCTCGAGCAGGTTGATCGCAACGGTCAGACACCTCGAACCCTTTTGGGTTTGGGGATGGTTTGGCCGTTGCTCAGGGCCTCACCACTGAGCAGTGGTTGACCAAGGTAGTGACTACACGGCTGCGCGACGGCCACGACCGCTTTTTTGAGGAACGATGGATATGACTGAACTTGAGACGCTGCGCCGCGATTTCGCGGATACCCGGTCGATGATGATCAGCTTCAACGAATGGACGCCGGCACAGGCCGCAGAGGTGGGCGCCGGAATCGCCGATGTGGTGAAGTCAAACGATGCGGGTGAACTGCGCTTCTGGTGCGCTTGGTTCGCCCTGCGCGGCGAGGCGGCAAGGTCACTGGCTACGGTCGGCTCGCTGGTTTTGAACGGTTTACGGAGGGCAGCATGATCGACTACATGAACCACCGATTGGTGTGCTGGGCGGAGTGGGCGACGCGGCGGGACGATGGCGGGTTGGGCTTCCCGCGTCAAAGCCACTACACCAAGGCGATGTTGAGCCACGGCCGGGGCAATATCGAGGAAATCAACGAGGCGGCGATGGAGATCGAAACCGGCGTGCTGGCCCTGCGCAAAGCACGCCCCGAACTGGCTGCCGTGGTGATGGAGTTCTACCGCAAGACCGGCAGCGCAGAGTTCAAGGCGCGTGTGCTTGGCGTGTGCCGAGACACGATGTACACCCGGCTGCACCAGGCGCACATCTGGATCATGGGATGGCTGCAAGACCGTGATGTAGAGCAGTGGGAGCGGGAACGCATGCAAAAGAAATTTCGTGCAGCAGCTTGACACGCTCCGACGAAATGTCTAAAAAGCAACCAAACTGCAATCAGTACGTCCAAAGCCCGCCTTGCCTAGCCTGCGGGCTTTTTGCATTCCGCCCATGCCAACCGCACCCGCTAGACCATGCAGGCACCAAGGCTGTCCCGCCCTGGTGCGGGATGGGTCGGGCTACTGCGAGGCGCATCAGGCAGACCGGAAGATCAACAAGTTTGCCGATGACCGTAGAGGCAGCCGCCACGAACGCGGCTACGGCACGGAGTGGGACAAGTTGCGCAATGCCATCCTGAGGCGCGACAAAGGCTTGTGCCAGGTCTGCCTGGCCGCTGGCAAGTACAGACCAGCAAAGCAGGTCGACCACATCAGGCAGAAGTCGCAGGGCGGCACGGATGCGGAAGACAATTTGCAGTCGATCTGCGTCGAGTGCCACCAGGCCAAGACCGCCAGCGAGGCGGCAGCAGGCAGGGGGGGGTGAAATCTTCACAGCCCCACCCGCCAGGACCGGACTGGTAGACACATTTTTACGTGCGGGGGTTATCAGGGTGGGGGGTACTCATCTGCGCCGCCGCTTGATCATCACGGCCACTTTCGGGTGGCCGTTTTCTTTGGGGAATGCTGAATGGGCACTCGTGGACCGCAACCGCTACCGGCGAACGTGCATATCCTGCGCGGGAACCCGAGCAAGTTGCCGTCTGCGACTTTGTTCGATGAGTTCAAGCCTGAAGTCGAAATCCCCAGCTCGCCGTCGTGGATCTGGCCCGAGGCAAAGAAAGAGTGGAAGCGCCTGACCGCCGAGCTACTGCGCTACGGCCTGGTGTCGAAACTCGACCGCGCTGCCCTGGTGCTGTACGTACAGGCCTGGGCAAAGATGGTCTGGGCCGAGAACATGCTGAGCAAAGCCATGGCCGCTGCCGAGGAAAAGCGCGCCGCCGCCGAAGCGGCGGGCGAGGAATACACCGGCGGCGACGGCATCATGATCCGCACCGCCAACGGCAACTTCACCTACTCGCACCATTGGGTGGTTGGACGCCGCGCTGCCGAGGATGTGAACCGCTACCTGGCGCTGTTCGGCCTCTCTCCGGCCAGCCGCGCTCGGGTCACCACCAGCGACAACCGCCAGGCCAGCCTGTTTCAGGATGCCGGGCAGGACAAATGGGGCGCGCTGTGATCGACCCCAGCGCCACCCACTTCACCGACATCGCAACCGCTTATGCGGCCGATGTCGTTGCCGGGAAAATCCCCGCCTGCAAGTGGCACCGCCTCGCCTGCCAGCGTCACCTGGACGACCTCGCCCGCACCGACTTCCGCTACACCTTCAACCCGGAATTGGTCGACAGCAAGGGAAAAGCCTACCGCCCGGCGGAACGGATTTGCAAGTTTGCCGAGCTGATGCCGCACATCAAGGGCGACTGGGCCGCACGCAGCCAGTCAATCACCCTCGAACCGTGGCAGATATTCATCCTCGCCAGCGCTTTTGGCTGGGTGGACCGCATCACCGGCAAGCGCCGCTTCCGCGTGGTCGACCTGTTCGTCCCACGTAAAAACGCCAAGTCGACTCTGGCCAGCGTCATCGGCTTGTACATGCTCGCCGTCGACGACGAATTCGGCGCTGAGGTGTACTCCGGCGCCACCTCGCAAGACCAGGCGCTGGAAGTCTTCCGCCCCGCCTTGCTGATGGCACGCGCCACGCCGGGCTTCCGCGCCACGTTCGGCGTCACGCCCAACGCCAGCAACCTCAGTGTGGTCGAGACCAACAGCAAATTCGAACCGGTGATCGGCAAGCCGGGCGACGGCGCGTCACCGAGCTGCGCCATCGTCGACGAATACCACGAACACAAAACCGCCGAACTGTATGACACCATGCAGACCGGCATGGGCGCGCGCTCGCAGCCGATGATGCTGGTCATCACCACATCCGGCAGCGACATTTCCGGCCCGTGCTATCAGCACCAGGTGGAGCTGCAGAAAATCCTAGAAGGTGTCATCGAAAACGACCAGCGCTTCGGCATCATCTTCACCGTCGACGAAAAGGACGACTGGACCAGCGAAGAAGCGTTGCGCAAAGCCAACCCCAACTTCGGCGTTTCGGTCGATGCCGAATTCCTGCGCACTCAGCAGCGCGACGCCATCGCCGACCCGCGCAAGCAGAACGTCTTCAAAACCAAGCACCTCGACATCTGGGTTGCCGCCGCCTCGCCCTGGATCAACCTGCACGCCTTCCAGCAGGCCGGCGACCCCAGCCTGAAGCTAGAAGACTTCAACGGCGAATCCTGCGTCATCGGCCTCGACCTCGCCAGCAAACAGGATATTGCCAGCGCCGTCTGGCTGTTCAAGCGCCCTGGCACTGAGGTCGGCAAGCCGCATTACTACGCCATCAGCCGCAACTTCGTGCCAGGCGATGCTGTAGAAAAACCAGAAAACGCCCACTACCAAGCCTGGGTCAATGCCGGTTACCTGGTGGCCACGCCCGGCAACATGATCGACCTGACCCAGATAGAAGAAGAAATCCTCGCCAGCTCGGAAACCGTCGTCGTTTCCGAAGTCGCCAAAGACCCCTGGGGCGGCCAGCAGCTCGGCGCCAACCTCGCCGCCGAAGGCTTTCAAGTGGTCGACATCCCACAGCAAGTGCGCTACCTCAGCGAGCCGATGAAAGAGATACAGGCGCTGGTCGACGCCGGCCGCTTCCACCACGACGGCAACCCCGCCTTCGTCTGGATGTTCAGCAACGTCGAAGTCAAGGAAGACCGCAACGAAAACATCTTCCCGCGCAAGTTACGCCCGGAAAACAAGATCGACGCCGCCGTCGCCACTGTGGTGGCAATGAACCGCGCCATGGTCAGCATCGCCGAATCCGACATCAACGACTTCTTGGATAACCCCATCTTCGCATGAGCCTCCTAACCCACATTGCCGGCTGGTTCCGTTTCGGCGGCCTCGCCCTGGGCGACCGCAGCGGCACGCAACTTTCCGCGCCATCGTCAGCGCTGGTGTCAGACACGCGCAGCAGCGGCGCGGATGGCGCGTTGCAGATCAGCGCCGTGTGGGCCTGCGTCCAGGTCATTGCCGCCACCATCGCCAGCCTGCCGCTGTTCGTCTACCTGGAGAAAGGCAAAGGCCTGCGCGACCTGGCGCGTGATAGCTCGCTGTGGACCCTGCTGCACGAATCGCCAAACCGGCTGATGACGCCGATCGAGTTCTGGACCGCCATCATCCTCAACCTGCTGCTGCGCGGCAACGCCTACGCCCGCATCGACCGCGACGCCAAAGGCGAAGCCTACGCACTGACGCCGATGTCTGCCGATCAGGTAGAAATGCGCATCCTGTCGGATGGCACGGTCGTTTATCTCTACAGCATCGGATCGGATGTTGCCGTACTGGCGGAATCCAGCGTGGTGCATTTCAAGGGCATGGGCAACGGCACCATCGGCTTGAGCCGCCTTGACTACATGCGCGCCACCACCGACGAAGCCGCCAACGCGCAGACCACGGCTAATCGGCTATTTGCCGCCGGCGGCAAGCCGACCGGCGTGCTGATGGTGGACCAGGTGCTGAACAAAGATCAGCGCGACCGTATCCGGCTCAACTTCGAAGAACTCGCTACCGCTACCACCAGCCGTCTGTTTGTGCTGGAAGCCAACATGAAATATCAGCAGGTCAGCCTGCTGCCGGAGGATATGCAACTGCTGGAAACCCGCCAGTTCACGGTCGAAGAAATCTGCCGCTGGTTTGGCGTCCCGCCGGTGATGGTCGGTCATGCCAACGTCACCACCTGGGGCAGCGGCGTCGAACAGATCCTGGATGGCTTCTTCAAACTCACCATCCGCCCGGCCATTGTCAACTTTGAGCAAGCCCTGCGCAAGCGCGTACTCACCGCCAACCAGCGCGCGCTGTACAGCGTCGAATTCAGCATTGATGCCCTGCTGCGAGCCAACATCAAAGACCGTTTCGATGTCTACGGAAAGGCCGTGCAGAACGGTCTGAAGACCCGCAACGAATGCCGCCAGCTTGAAAACGACCCGCCCATTCCTGGCGGGGACGCGCTTACCGCACAAACCAACCTTGTACCGCTCGACAAGCTCGGGCAAGTCACACCAGGAGCCAGCAATGGAACTCAAGACCCTATCGCTCAGTGATTGCGACATCAAATATGCGCAGTCTGAAGGCGCGTTCAGCGGCTACGGCAGCGTGTTCGGCGTGGTCGATGCCAAGAACGACATCATTATGCCAGGCGCTTATGCGGATGTACTGGCAGGGGACTCGTCGCCGGTTGATGTCTATGTCAACCATAACTGGCTCGATGCGCAGCTTCCGGTCGGTCGCTGGTCTGGCCTGAAAGAAGACGCGCGCGGCCTGATTGGCGAAGCCAATCTTGTCATGCAGATGCGTGGTGCTTCAGATGCCTATTGGGCGATGAAGTCAGGGCTGGTCAGTGGCTTGTCTGTCGCCATCATCCCGGACCCGAAAAGCACGGAACGCCGTTCCGATGGTGTGCGCATCATCCACCGCATCAAGGCGCTGAAAGAGATTTCCATCGTCACAGACCCCGCCAACGATCAGGCCAGAATTACTGACATAAAAGGCATCGATGAAATGCGTGAAAGCATTGAATCGCTTGAATCAATCAAAGATTTTGAACGGCTGCTGCGCGAGGTAGGGCCGTTTAACAGGGACTCGGCAAAGCACCTTATTGCCAAAGCCCGAATGTTGTTGGCAAAGCGCGATGAAGCGGATGCCGGCGATATGAATGCAGCAGCCAACGCGAAGGCGCTTGCCCTCGCAATCAAACTATCTTCCTGAAAGGAAAAACCATGCCCGAAGCAATCATGCAATCCCTCGACAAGATCGAGTCCGCGCTCGAAAAGTTTGCCACCAAGCAGGATGTTGAATCGCGTATGGGAACGGTTTCCACCGATACCAAGACCGCCATTGACAACCTCGGCATCAAGCAGCGCGAACTGGCCGACGAAATCGTCCAGCTCAAGCAGCGCGGCGCATCCCTGCCGGAAGACAAACCCGGCATGACCTCCTGGGGCGCCCAGTTCATCAAGTCCGATGAATACAAGGGCAAGCTCAACCTGGTGGCCGGCAATCGCCAATTCGGCAGCATCGGCTTTGAAGTCAAAAACACCTTGGTTGGTTCTGATACCAACGTTGCCCCGGATCGCAAGCCCGGAATCGTGCGCGGCGCCATCTCACCGCTGACCCTACAAGACTTTTTGACCAAGCTGCCGACTGCTTCCAACGCAATCGAGTTTACCAAAGAAAACGCTTTCACCAATTCCGCAGCGGAAGCGGCGGAAGGGGCAGCCAAGGCTGAAAGTGCTTTGACCTGGACGCTGGTGAATATGCCAATTTCTACCGTAGCCCACTGGATCAAGATCAGCCGCCAGCTCGCCGCCGATAACGTCGCTTTGGCGGCCTATGTCGATACCAGAATGCGTTATGGCGTCAACCGGAAAGTGGAAACCCAGCTTGCATCGGGTGATGGCACCGCACCCAACATCAGTGGCATTTTCGACGCTGGCAACTATGTAGCGCACGGCATTGCCAACGCCGCGTTGGGTTCAACGCTAAAGAAACTGGTGCTGATCCGCCAGATCATGGGCACGCTGGAAGCACAGGGCGACATGCCGGATGCGATCCTGTTGAACCCAGCCGACTGGGCAACGATCGAAATCGACCTGTTCACCACTGCCGCCGGCCAAGTCCGCGTTGGCGTCAATGAAATGGGCCAGCGCACGCTGTTTGGAGTGCCGATCATCAGCACCGTCGGCGTCACCGCCGACACCTTCGCGGTTGGTAACTTCGCCCAGGCCTGCACCGTGTACGAGCGTGAGGGCGTCATCGTGGAAATGTCGGATTCCGACTCCGACAACTTCACCAAGAACCTGATCACCATTCGCGCCGAACGTCGCCTTGCACTGGCCACTGAACGCCCGGCCGCGATCATCGGTGGCGATCTGACCCCGGCTTAACCGCCAGCAACCCAACCACGCCCGCACTGCTTCTTGCTGTGCGGGCGTTTTTTTTGGAAAA